GCAGGCATCGACCGTATAGCTTCATATCCTTTCCTCAACTGATCTTGAGTTAATGAACATGCTATACCTTCGGGAGTATTTTCCTTCCCGGCTACGTGCATACCTGTTATGCACGATCCAGAGCCTCGACTGATAATCACTGCTCCACACAATCCTTTGTAAGTATTGATGGTTAGTGTTTCATATTTGATGCCAAAGAAAAGGCAATTCTTGTATCCAGTCATCTCTGCTCTACCAAGTCCTCGCGCCTCCTCAATTACTCCTTCCTTATTCCTACGAACTAGGCTAAATTCATGATTAGCGACGCACCCTTGTGGAAACCATTCGGTGATGTCTTTCCACGATCCTCCTGTTGGAGTGTAGCATAAGCATAAATCAGTATCAGGTATGTGATACGATTTGCTTTTTGTCAATTTTGCTACAAATTTCCCCCCAGAATGTTCAGGATTAGCTTTCCTAAAAGTGACATTCAACTTCTCTGTTTCCTTGAAATAGTGGAACGGTAATAATAATACATTGGACCTAACAAATAACGCATTAACCATGCGTGTTTTGCCATTCTCATCATGTATTGATCCGTACACTAAGTTCTTTTCAACGCGATTTTTCAATTGATCACTCGTTGCAGTCTTGGATGTTTCAGACATGGGTAAAGGTCTTGGTGTGACCTGAGTCCAAACATTTTTCTCGGCATCACGTTGTTCAACCTCTTCCTTGGTTTTGGGTTCTAATGAACCCTGATCCTCAGTAGGTTGCATCCAACGTTTGTAAAACTTTGCCAACAAATATAAGCCTGCAATTATAGTAACTGCTCCTATTATCTTTCCAGCATATTTGTCACGCCACCCTTTAATCATGGGTGATACAGAATTGCGTTTTACCAATTGCTTGCAAAACCTGTATTTGATAGTCTCAACTAAATTCCATTGTTCGACTAAACATTGATACATAACAAACATCATTGCGAAGTTTGATAATACTGTTGGTGCTTTAAATGTAATTGCAAACACGAGCTTCACAAGAACAGGGGCTAATGCATGTATTATAGTACGTACATAGTATTGCCTCTCTAATTCTTGCTCGTGTAATAGCATTAAGCACTGCTGTGCTCTAGCATCCATCACCATCCATTCTGGAAAAATTGTCAACCAATCCCAACGTTTGTAGAAATTGTTGGCGTTCTTCACCAAACAATTAGTCACCGATGTCTCCGCCTTGGTTCCAAAAACTTGCATTTGTAACTTCGCTTTAACAC